ACTGGATCTTTCTTAATCGTACGATCAGTCTTTTCATACTTAACGAATACACTAACCTGGGCTTCTTTTGCAACATCTCTGCGAGTAGACAGAATGTTACAATAAGCACGTTCGTACCTTCTCTTCTTGCAGCCCTTAAATGTGTTAACAGTGTTAACAAAACTCAGAGGGACGGTCGAGGGAAGATGGGGTCGTAACATGTCGCGAACACTTGCTAAAGTGCTCTCGAAATGCCCAGATTTGGGTTTTGGGGGCTCTTGGAAAACACCATCCTCTTTCACAAGAAAGACGCGTTCCGCAACAGCCCTCCGTAAAGTAGTCAAGTTCTCATTAAACGGGGCAATTTGGATATTTGGAGCAACGTGACTAATGCGCAAGCATTGTCGCGTCTTGGTAACACCCAGTCGTTTCTCAACGACCAACTTGTGGGGAGGAATCAGCTTATATGCATCACTTTCACACGGCTCCTCCCCATCCGTCACAACTGGGCATCCCTATGCTGACGCATAATGCGCCAACAGCCTGTCAGACATTTTTCCGTCTTCAAACAGGACTTTAAACCTAGCATAATCCTCAGACACAATGAACGCCATAAAAGTGGCGCGCTCCAGCGCCAACACTTTATCAACAGTACGCAAATCTTTAAATTCCTCTTCAACAATTTTTGATAACCATCTATGAACCATTATTCGATTGGCCTCGGTATATTTAAGAGTCCCAAATTTGACCTTAATTCTCTGAGCGAGAGATCCAGCAAATTTAGAACGATTACCTTTAACCAACCGAGACGTCTTACGGACACGAGTGACAACTTGCGTCACTTCACCATTATTGTAAGTGTTTTTAACAGAGGTATCAATATGTTCTTCTACGTAATCATTGGCATCCACATGAGCTTCTTCGACGGCAGCACATATGGTCTCTCTAAGAATAGTAGCTTGGGTACTTTCGCGCTTACTCAAGCCGAAAGCCTTACACAACCATGTTTGACAAAACACAGTGATGGCTACAAAAACATTCTCCTCAATGATGTCAAGCTCAGTGGCATCTATAACCAACATAGAGCTAAGTTCCCTTTGAGCACGCTCAACATCAAAATGGATGTATGGACCAACAAAACCTGCACTAGGGGGGGCACACCAATCCACCTGTTTAGATGCATGGTTGCCAATAGCCCCAGTAATTTCACTTGGTGTAACATTTTCAAATGTAACAATTGTTTCAGCAATTATCGGA